GCAATTTCAACATCAGGCGATGCTGGTCGTTCAGAAGCACTTTCTTTGCTTGTTATTGATGAGGCAGCGATCATTGAAGGTCTTGACGACTTGTGGGCAGGTTTGTATCCTACTCTATCAACTGGTGGTGATTGCATTATTATCTCAACTCCAAAGGGTGTTGGTAACCTTTATCACAAACTATATTCAGAAGCGGAGCAAGGTCTAAACGATTTTAATCCAATCAGTTTGCCATGGCATGTCCACCCAGACAGAGATCAAGCGTGGTTTGAAAAAGAAACTCGCAACATGTCTGCAAGAGAGATTGCACAGGAGTTAGAGTGTAACTTTAACATGTCCGGTGACACTCTCATCAATGGTAAGGATTTAGTTCGTATTGAAAATGAAGAATTGTTAGAACCAGAATACAAAACTGGATTTGATCGCAACCTGTGGATTTGGAAAAATGCAGAGGAAGGTAAAAAATATTTCATGGTTGCTGACGTTGCCCGTGGTGATGGTAAAGATAACTCTACCTTCTATGTGTTTGAATCCGATACTATGGAGATTTGCTGTGAATATCAAGGCAAATTACCACTTGATAGTTTTGCACGTATAATTTATGACACATCAAAGAGTTATGGTATGTGCATGACTGTTGTAGAGAATAACTCAGTTGGTATGACCGTATTAACAAAATTAAAAGATTACGGTCACCCAAACATTTACCACTCAAAGAAGTCAACACACGAGTATGTTGAGACATCTTACACAGAACAAACATCTGTGATTGCTGGTTTTTCCACCACAGTTAAAACCAGACCTATGATTATCGCTAAATTAGAAGAGTTTATTCGTAATAAGGTATTAAAGATTAGATCAAAAAGATTGTTTAACGAATTAAAAACATTTATTTGGAATAATGGCAAAGCAGAAGCGATGCGTTCATATAATGATGACTTAGTTATGGCGTGTGCTATTGGATGTTGGGTAAGAGATACAGCATTAACTGCAAATCAACAAGAAATAGAGTATAAAAAATCTATGCTTTCTGCTATAATGACAAGCAATAAGTCATTAGATACTAGAATTGTTGGGATGGAAAGGAATCAGCAAGATAATTATATCTATGGTGGCAACGCAAAACAAAAAACAGTAAAGATACATAAACTACCGTTTTTTATGAAATAGGAACTGACCAATGGCAGACAATAAAAACAATCCAAGAAATCCAAACAGTCCTCTGTTCCAAAGACTAACAAGACTATTTTCCGGTCCAATTGTAAACTACAGAGCACAACAAGTAAGAAATAATCGAAAGTATTCAGTAGACAAGTATGGATCTAAATTTAGATCAGTGGGCGGTCAGTCATTTAAAAGAAAGTCATACAATCCATACGAATCAATCTCAACTGCGATGATGAACAACTATAATCGCGTTGAAAGGTACGCTGACTTTGATCAGATGGAATTTATGCCCGAGTTAGCATCTGCTTTAGATATTTATGCTGATGAAATCACAACACATTCTGAATTTCATAGATCATTAATTATTGACTGTCAAAATGAAGAAATTAAAGATATATTAGAAACACTGTTTCACAAAGTTTTAAATATTGATGCTAACCTTTTTGGTTGGGTGCGCTCCATGTGCAAATACGGTGATTTCTTTGGATATCTAGATATTGATGAGGAAATTGGTATCAAGTCATTTATTGGTCTCCCAGTAAGTGAAATTGAGAGAATGGAAGGCACTGATCAATCTAATCCAAATTACGTTCAATACCAATGGAATACAGGTGGGTTAACATTTGAAAATTGGCAGATGGCGCACTTTAGAGTTTTAGGTAATGATAAGTATGTCCCATACGGTACATCTGTTTTAGATCCAGGTCGTAGAATCTGGAGGCAATTAACTCTTCTTGAAGATGCTATGATTGCGTACAGAGTTGTTCGCTCGCCATCAAGAAAACAATTTAAAATTGATGTTGGTGGTATTCCACCAGAAGAAGTAGAGCAATACATGCAGAAAATCATCACTATGATGAAGCGCCACCAAGTTGTTGATGATACAAGTGGTAGAGTTGATTTACGTTATAATCCACTATCAATTGAAGAGGACTACTACATCCCAACAAGGAATGGACAAGCATCAGTAGATATTAGTCAAGTTCAAGGCGATACTTGGGGAACTGCTATTGATGATATCAAATACCTACAAAACAAGTTGTTCGCTGCAATTAAAATTCCAATGTCTTACTTGATTCGAGGTGAAGGTGGAACTGAAGAACAAGCAGCACTTTCTCAAAAAGATATTAGGTTTGCAAGAACAATTCAAAGAATTCAGAGGGCAGTTGTTGCAGAATTAGATAAAATGGCAACAATTCACTTGTACACTCTTGGTTACAGAGGAAATGATTTAATAAACTTTAATATAAAGTTGCACAACCCATCCAGAATCGCTTCTATGCAGGAATTAGAAACTTTGAAGAGTAAACTAGAGATTGCTTCAACTGCAAGGTCTGACGTGTATAGCAACCGCTGGATTGCAAAAAATATTTTAGGCATATCAGAACAGGAACTAATCAGAAACACAAGAGAGAAATTCCACGATAAGCAGATAGAAACAGCATTGGCAAAGATTGCAACCGAACAAGGTGAAGGACTTGCTGCTGAAACATTGACCGGTGGTGGATTCGGCGGTGTTGGTGATATTGGACTAGGAGGCGATACTGAGGTTGGTGGAGAAATTGCTGCCCCCGAAACTGAAGTTACTGCTGGTTTAGAAACCGCACCAGAACCTGCTGCACCAGAACCTGCTACTCCAGCACCCGAACCAGAAGCAGGCGGCGGTGAAGACGTTCTATTAGCAACTCCAGAAGGTGGTGGCAAGAAACCAGATAAACCAGCAGCAATTTATACAGAATACGAAGATGGTTCCCACACGACCAAAGGTTCTAAAGGAAAAAAGTATTGGTCTGTTAAACATGACAAGCGAGAGAAAGCAGGTCGTAAAGAGTCCTGGGGTGCAACTAAACAAAGAAAACCACGCGATATTAATAAGGCATTATCAATAGGTACGCTTGTTAAAGAAAACAAATCTAATTATAGTGAAGAGTTTGAAAATAAAATGTCTTCATTGAATGAGGAAATGGATAGAATACTATCAGAGGATTTATAGAATGAATCATAATAAGAGAAGAAATACTGCATTTTTATATGAGGCACTAGTCAGAGAATTGACTAAAAGCGTTGTTGCAAAAGATAATGAAAGAAAATCTGCTGTAATGGCAGTAATAAAAGAGTTCTTTAACAACAACAGTGTGTTAAAGCAAGATTTAAATCTTTACAAAGAGATTGTAGAAACACGCGGAACAACTAAAGACGCAGCAGAGAAGATTATTGGATACGTTCGTAAAGAACGTGAGAGATTAAATGCTGAAAAGTTGTTTGAAGCACAGACACGTCTTATCAATAAGATTCACAACAACTTGAGTGAAGATGTATTTTCTAACTTCGTGCCAAACTATAAAGCATTAGCAAGCGTTTATCAAATGTTTTCACCAAACACAAAGATTAAAAACAAAGTTCTAATGGAAAATGTTGTTGTTCAATACATGTCTTCACTTCCTCAACAACTAAATGAAGAAAAAAAGATTAATAATGCAACAATGAGAATCTTCTCTTCTAAATTTAACAATCACTACAATGAACTTCTAGAGGAACAAAGAGTCTTATTGTCAAAGTATATCTCATCATTTGCAGACAATGGTCTTGAATTAAAGATGTACCTTAATGATGAATTGACAAGAATTAAAGAGGCAATTGGTAACGCAAAGTTTGAAGGCGAATTGCAGGAAAAAATTAATAAAGTGTCTTCTGTAATTGATGGATTTAAGGGCGAGTTAATCAATGAAGATATGCTTAAGCAAATTATGAAAATGCAACAACTTGTGAGTGAGATTGGAAACAATGATTAGTATTGATGAAATCAAAGTTAAGATTGATGAGGAAAAACCAGATAAGATTACTATATCTGTTGTTGAACCACAACCAACATCAATTGATGTAAGTGTTGAACCCATTCCATCACAACCAATTTCATTAGATATTCGACGAACATTAGATAATAATTACATTATTTATGATCACCCACTTTTTGATATTGTAATCAATCCAGACAAAAAGAAGATCATGACTTTTGTGAAAAAATTCTCTAAGACAGAAGCGTACCCTCACCAAGATTCATTTTTTAATTTTTTAAAGCATAGGGGTGTTATTTTGCCCGACACTGTTAAGGGTGGAAATATTTTTGGCAGCATTGAAGCAACTTATCCAGCAAATAAAAAAATTGATGTCATTAAAGTAGTTCTTTTAAATATTTTTATGTTCTTTAGAGAAGAGTTACCAGCGCTTAAGAAAGTGCTTGATTATGATTTTGAAGTTGATAAAATGCTTGTAGACCCAGACGCAGAGGACAGCACAGAATACGGCGAAGTCCCACAGCAGAAAAAGAAAGGTACAATGGATCCTTTCTATACACAATACTACGGTTTACTTTACAGGATATAAATGTCTTTACTTTGGTTCGTATTAACGTGTTATGGTTTAACACAAATTTTGGTATATGGTTCAATTTTTAATGGTATAAGACCCAAATATGGTTTTTTAGGTGATTTACTAAAATGCCCCATGTGTACAGGATTTTGGGTTGGTGCATTAGTTTTTCTAATTTCGCCTTGTACTGAACTATTTACTTTTGAGTATAATATAATCAACATGCTTTTATGCGGTTGGTTAAGTTCAGGGACATCATATGTGCTCTGTACTGTTTTCGGAGACGAGGGAATAAATGTCAAAGGGAATTAACAATTACGTTGAAACTAAGTGGATGCTCCAACCTCCACGCCTTTGCTGCAAGGGCAGTTGTATCGGGCGGGTGACGCCCGCAGGAGAATTTTGATGAATCTAAGTGAGATTAAAAAGATGGTCATAACATCTCTCATTCAAGAGAGAGTTGGTTATTACGGTGCTATGGACGGTGATGCCGGTGGTGCTGCTGATACACCCGATATTCAGGGCATTGTTGATGATGCTGAAAAAGAAATAAAGCAGATGATTGCCGCTCAAGGCAATATCATTGACGCTGTTGCAGCAGAGATCGCTGAAATCGCAGGACCTGCATTGGTTCAGGCAGGCGTTCCAGGTGGAGATGTTGTTAAATTAGTATCAGACTTTTTAACTCACATGCATAGTGCAGTCGATGATGCAAAAAAGAAAAGAGAGCAAGTTGGCGCAGAACCATCCACACCAGAATTAAACACAAAAGTGGAGGACGAATAAATGTCTGACAAGGTATTATTAAGAGAATATTATGCCCTTTGTGAAGGTGGATACTGTCAAGATCTTTTAACTGAGGCAGAAAAGCAAGATATCAAA